CTTGATAACGCAACACTGAATGATGTGATCGCGTCACCTGCTGGAGTAAATCTTGTTTCTGCGTCACGACCTGCATTGCCTGTAAAAGATAGTACGTTCATAATTAAGCTGCCTCTTTCATTTGGTTAAGTTTTTCTGCTAACTGGTTATATTTAAAATCAAGCTCTTTAATAAACTCGATTACTTCGTTTTCTAGCGATTGGATATAAACGTCATCACGCATATAGCGCACTTGAAAGTATTGCAAACCATCAGGACAGCGATTGTCAAAGCTCACAAAGTCGCACCATTTCGCACCTGTACACGCCATTTGCCATGCCATCTGCGGCTTATACTTTTCAGGCACTACGCCAGCAAGCAGATAGTTAAAATGCGTGGATGAATTAGGGCACTTGATCTCGACTAATCCATCACCTACTAAACCATCAGGACTTGCGCCAGCCATTGCAATGCGTGGGTGATCTACAAAGCCAACCTCGTCAACCATCACACCATTTTTAATAGCGTACTCATGCCGCGCAAACGGTTCTATCTCTGTGCCATGTTGCATAGCGGCATTGGTAAAGCTGTCATTCAATACACCGAATCGCTCAATAACTAACTCAGTCATGTAGTTTTCGCGGCTGGTTGAATAGCCTGATTTAGTCTTTGCAATGATGTCTGCAATACGTGATGCAGTTACCTTGCCAGCGCGTAGCTGTTTCCATTCCTGTGAGCCTTGAATAATCATGCTAATTCAGCCTTTCTTTTATCTTTAGCAACAATAATCATTTGTTTTGCGGTCATGTCTTTAGCCTTTAATGCCGCGCCTACTGCATCGTTATAGGATTGTTGCAACTCGGCTATTGTCTGTGCTGATTGAATGCTTGTAATCCAGTCATCAACGTCAAATCCTGCGTAACGGCTTTCGTCATCCTCGCCTGTTTCAATTTCAAACACTTTGAGAATCACAGCTTTTTTAGCGTAGCTTAGTGCTTTGCCCGGCGCTTTATCGCCCTGATCGTTAGCGTGAGCTGATACGCTGGCGGTAAATCTATCAGCAGGGTCATCAATATTCACAAATACAAAGTCATAAACAGCTTCAACACGAATAATCGGGGTTCCTTTGCTGGTTTTATCGCCTGTATCAATCGTATTTGATGACACTAGATTTGGATAAACAACTACACCAAATTTAACCAAGTGATCTCTAATTAAGCCTGTCACCTGATCGTGCGTAACAGCTTTATAGGTCTGCACTTGCTTATCTTTTTTGATGTAATCAATCTTTTCTCTAACAGCATTAATGCGCTGGAATACATTTAATTTTTCAGACATATAAATTCCATATCGTTAAAAGTGATTGTTTAGGTGTTAACCCTTGCTTACGGTATGAGCAGTAAATATCAATCAGTGAGCAAAGATAGAAGCCAGCTAGTACAACAAGCATTCCTAAAATAGCTGCCCACATGAAAAATAATTGGTTCATAGACACGCTCCAACTACACAAGCCATAAACACAGCGATAAATGCAGCACCGTGTACGATCTTGGCTTCAAGGCTCATTGGTTCTTCAATGCGTAGGTTTTTGAAGTCTTTCATGATTAATCCTTTGGCGGTTCTGGCAATGGTTGCCAGTGAGAAATTAAATGTGCTTTTTCCATGTCACCAAACACAAATGTACGTTTAAGATAATCACAAACGACAAACCAGTTATCTAACTCTCTAAAACACAAGACAGAATCGCCATTAGCTGGTAGTTTTTCTTCAACACTTATCCAATCACTCACAGCGTCACCTCGTAAACTTTCTCTTTAAGTTCGGTACATGGCATAGTTGCTGTGCTATCACCCATGTTTACATTGCACCAGCCTGTTTTACCTTCATCTAGCTTTGCCATGATTGCCAGTAAAGCAACAGATATAGCTAGGGCGTACATGAACGTTTTAATGTGGTACATCATTTCAGCACCTCGGCAGATTTAAGCTTTCCAGTTTCGCCATCAAAAGTTAGTTTTAGGTTGTCATCTGATGTTTTCATGTCAGTTAATAATGAAGCCCATTCATCAGGCTCAACGTTTCTTCTACCCCTGTTTACTTCATCAACTGAAGCAATTGCATACATAACAAAATCAGGTTTAGGTTCAGGCTTAATGCGCCATTCAAAATGATCGTGAGTTAATGGATTAGTAATTGAATCTTGAATAGATGCTGTGACCCATTGCTCTGCACAAAAAAACTCAACATCTTTACCTTCTGCAATAGCTATTAATACTTCTGCGTGTTTATGTTTCATGATCTATTCTCTATTCTCGAATTGGGAATCACAGAATCGTTTGCAGTATTTATCTGGGTCATGGTCTACAACCTCGCTACAGTAGAGATTGATGTTGCGTTCCATCACGTCATTAATATTTGCCATCTTTTCTGCGCGGCTGATTCTGCTATACAAGATGCTTTCAATGTCAGTCAGCATATCTAAGCGGTAGCTGTTTAAGTTCTCATCCCAAGCCTCGCCACCATCCATAATGCAATCGGCTAGTTCTGATTTAGCGTGTGCAATATCGTTAGCAGTCCAGCCAGTGTTAGCATCTAAATGGCGATCTAATTCACGCGCTCTGTGTTGATCTTCTTGAGAATTGCCAAATATGCCTATTGTCATGATTCGCTCCATCTGTTTAACTCGTTGGTGAGTTGATGTAGCAAGTATAAAGACATTACTGTCTTACTGTCAAGACATAAATGTCTAAAAAATGAGAAATAAATTAAATAATTGAAAAGAGGGGGTTAATGGCGTAAAAAAACCAGCCGAAGCTGGTTATGTGTTGAGTATGATATTTAAATATCTGAATTGTTCTTTTCTATTCGCTCTGATACTTCATCCATCTTTTTAGTAGTTATCATCCAAAGACTACCTTCATTTATTTTGTCGGCATACTTTTCTATCTGTACATAAGCGTCTTTGTTTTCCCATGACATTCTTACTTGATTAAATTGTGCTCCCATTGCATTGGATATGACGCTATTTTTTATTTTTGCCTTGCCGTATTTTTTAACAAATCCATCAGCAATATTTTCAAAACTATCAGGACTAAACTTTACAGATATATTTTCAACAATCTTTTCACTATTTAAGCTGACATATGCTTTTGCCGGCCTGCCAACTATTGTTGTGTCACCATAACATATAACGTTGCCACTGGCCTCATCTCGGCATTGAATTAATAGAGCGTTACTTACAGCCTCATAACTTGAAACCTTGCCAAGCTCGATGCCTTTAAAATCAAAACCAAAAGCAGATCCCGATATTAATAAAAGTGGAAATAAGTATTTATTCATTGAGTAGCCTTGTCTTTTTTTATTAATGGTTTTACAGAGATTTTTTTCTTTTCAACGTCTGGCTTAACTTTATTGTTTATCTTGCCAATTTTTTCATAGAATTTTTGTTCAGCTTCATCTGCTAGTTTCAATAATGGCAAATTTGAAGGATTAAATCCTGGCACCAATAGCTGCCAAACTTCTAAATCATTCTTCTTAGCAACCTGTTCAAGCATTTCAAGATGCGCCATTGATTCACCGTTTTCAATTCGGCCATAAGCTCTCTGTAGCAATCCACACCTGATAGCAAACTTAGTTTGATTCAGGTCGGTTGACTCTCTTAACGCCTTTAGATTACTACAAATTATTTGTTTTATATCCATTTTTGCATTATTCATTAAAAAATAAGACATTTGGGTCTTGCAAGTAAGACAGAAATGTCTTAAACTAAATCATGTTAAAAATAAACGACCTAATCAAAGAGCTTAACGCTCGCAAAAGCGAGTGGACTGCTTTAGCTATTAAAGCTGAAATTTCAAGAAAAACTATTGAGCGTATCGCGTCAAACAAAACAGATCCGCGCACTAGCATCGTTGAAAAACTATCCACTCTTTTAAAAACTAGAAAGCGGTAGCAACTATATTTTTTTGGCTTTTTTTTGACCATACAAACGTTTACAAATTATTTGTAAGAGGTGAAACAGATGCAAAACGATTCAATGAATGATGCGCTAATTGAGTGTGTAAAGGCCGCTGGCGGCTCTAAAACAGTTGCATCAATACTGTGGCCTGAAAAGCCTTTAAATGATGCGCAGCGTCTTTTGTTAGCGTGCTTAAACACAGAGCGCAGCGAGAAGCTTTGCCCTAATCAAACTCTATTAATACTCAAGCTAGCTAAAGATGCTGGCTCTCATGTAGGCATCAATTTTATCTGTAACTCGCTTAACTATTCAGTTCCTGCTCCAATCGAGCCAGAAGATGAAAAAGCGCAGCTAATGCGTGAGTTTATCCAAGCGCAAAAAGCTATGTCACAGCTTGCCGAAAAGCTTAGTCATGTTGGGTTGAAGGCTGTCGCTTAACCGCTATTTAAAAAAACAGGGGGCTGGAATGGCATCTAAGTTAAAAAAAATCAAATTAACTGAATTTCAAATTCATCAGCAGTCATGCAAGAAGTGTTTGTTGGTTGATTTTTCTGAAACAAAGACACTAATAAATTGCTGTCTTGATGGCGCTCCTTTATTAAAAGATCACGTTAATTTTTATGCAAAAAAAGATCAGCTAAAGATAAACAAAGCATTAAAAGTCCAGTTTGAAGACACAACAAGAACAACAAAAAAGAAGCTTAAAGAGGTTATGAAGCACTCAGATCAAACTCTCATTTAATTTTTTTAAGCCATAACTAACAGCCAAATAAGCTCGATTATGAAAAATAACATCAATGAAAAACTGCGTATGTTCGGCAGACCGCATATATAGGAAATAGATAATATGGCTAGGGCTACTAAAAAACTTACTTACATTGGCTGGCGGAAGTTGGTTTTAGCTAGAGATGGCTATAAATGTGTTAATTGCGGGTCAACAGAAAAGCTTGAGTGCGACCACATTAAATCAGCAAAAACCAATCCTGAACTTTTACTTGAAGTAAGCAACGGTAGAACTTTGTGTAAACCATGCCATATAAAAACAGATTCATATGGTGGGAAACAACTTAAAGGCACTAGAAGGGATAACAATCCATATGGCACGCGCTAGAAATATCAAGCCATCATTCTTTCAAAATGAAGAGCTAGGCGAACTCAATCCTATTGATCGTTTAGCTTTCATAGGTATGTGGACAATCGCAGATTTTAAAGGCTGCATTGAGTTAAGACCAAAGCGTTTAAAGGTGCAACTTCTACCTTATGACGAATGTGATTTTGAATTAATCACGAATAATCTAGAACAATCTGGATTTATCTCGACTTATTCCGTACTGGGTCAACGCTATATCAAGATTATTAATTTTGAGAAACATCAGAACCCACATAAGAACGAACGCGAATCAGGAAGTGAAATTCCAGATATTAACTTGCGTGATGATTTTACTATTAAAAACAATGATTTAGAAAATATCGAGATTAATCCAGATAAAAACGGAACTGCTCCTGCTGATTCCCTCTTACTGATTCCTGATTCCTTTAACCCTCAACCTGATTCCTTTAGTTCCGCTGCGGAAAAATCCGCACCGCCCGCAAAAGTTGATAGCGAAAAAGAATTGCAAGAAGCCTGTAAAGAAACATGGAAGTTTTATACAGACGCTTTTTTTAATCGCTATGGGACTGAGCCAGTACGCAATTCAAAAGTTAATTCACAGGTAAAGCAATTTGTTAAGCGCATCGGTTATTCAGAATCACCTTTAGTCGCGGCATCGTTCGTATTAAACAATACCCAGTACTACGTGAGCCGTGGGCATTCGGTTGATTGCTTGCTTGCTGATGCCGAAAAGATCAGAACTGAGTGGGCTACTGGCAACGTGATGACAAACACGCGAGCAAATCAAATCGACAAATCTCAAGCAAACAAAAGCGCGGTTAGCGAAGCAATGCAATTACTAGGGGCTGCATCATGAGTTTAGAAAAACTGTTAAACGACTTATCAGGAACTGCTGAGTTAATGGGTAAGCAGCTATCACCAGTAGCTTTGGCAATGATGGCAAGCGACTTGAAAGAGTATCACCCATCGCTGATTTCTCAAGCATTGCAGAATGTGCGTAAAGGTCAAAAGCCATTCGGACTAGGCGCAATAGTTGCAGAAATTGAATCATTAAAACCTGATGGCAGACTTGGCGCTGATGAAGCGTGGGCTTTATATCCGCACGATGAAGCAACTAGCGCGGTGCTTACTAATGAGATTTCAGAAGCAATGCAGATAGCACAGCCATTGCTCAATGAGGGCGACAAAGTGGGTGCGCGTATGGCATTCAAAGAAGCTTATACACGGATTGTTGCTAAGAATAAAAATGAAGGCATTGCGCCTAAATGGTTTCCATCATTAGGCACTGATAAGAACGGCAGAGAGGAGGTATTAAAGCAAGCCGTTCAACTTGGTCGATTAACTCAAGATCATGCAATTTCATTACTACCAGTAAAAGTTAATGCAAAGGTTTCAGAGGCGGTGGCGCTGATTGATAACAAAACTAAATTAACACCAGAGCAGATAGAAAAAAATCAAAAAAGACTTGCTGAAATTAAATCAATGTTGGCGAAGGGTTGACCATGTGGGCTTCTATCGACAAATACCACCTACGCAACAACGACTGGACAATTTCCAAAATGAAACTAGCTAACGGTGCGAAATATGCATTATGGGAAGGCAACGTAAGCAGGGGATTTTACGAAACGGCTGACGAGGCTAAAGCGAAATATGAGGAGCTAACAAAATAATGTTATTCACTGAAAAAGCAGTAGCAGCACACATTATCACTCAAGCCGAAGCTGAAGCAATTGAGCAATGGATAGATGAAAACTGCAACACTGAGGGGACATTGACAGTACCGCATGAACTACACGGCTTATGGGAACGTGTGAGCCTGTTTAACTTTCGTGGGGGGCAGCAATGAAATTTACACAGCGCGTTATTCGCTTACTAGGCGACACACAGAAACAGACAGCGATTGCCATGCTTAACAATCTGCCACTAGGTCACGGCTTAGAGATAGTTGCAAGGGAAACACCAAAAGCTAGAAGCCTAGATCAGAACAATTTGCTATGGGCTGTACTGACTGAAATATCAGAGCAAGTATGGGCTGATAACAGGCAGTTTAGTGCTGAGTGCTGGCATGAATACTTTAAGGACTTAAAACTGCCAAACGGTGATGAAGAAAATATCGCGGAACTGGTAAAAGACCCAGCACGTTATCAGAAATGGTCAGTATTGCCAGATGGCAGCAGAACGCTAACAGGCAGCACTACGGATTTAACAAAGTATGGCTTTAGTGAGTACATGGAGCAGTTATATCAGTTTTCTAGTGAGCGCGGTGTGAGCTTTGCGGCAAGGGAGTACGCATGAAAGTTCTTATTGCTTGCGAATATTCAGGCGTAGTTCGTGACGCTTTTACAGCATTAGGCCATGAAGCCATGAGTTGCGACTTATTACCTACTGATGCACCAGGTAATCACTATCAAGGTGATGTGTTTGATGTAATCGACTATCCGTGGGATTTGATGATAGCGCATCCACCATGTACACATTTAAGCGTTAGCGGTGCAAAACACTTTGCAGAAAAACGCATTGATGGCAGACAGCAGTCCGCAGTTAGTTTCTTTATGAAACTGGTAAGACTATCTGCACATATCCAAATGACTGCAATA